AATCTGCCAGCGTCGCGGTCTCTAAAGCCCTAAACGGTCAAGTCAGCGCGCTTATCAAACTAGACCCATCACTAAAGGGTGTCATTACAACTACTTCGACTGCCGACGAAGTTATGGCTGCCCTCAATGCCACTGTCGGCGGAGCAGCTGAGACCTTTGCCAATAGTGCTGAAGGCGGTCTAAAGAACTTCGGCATCCAGATGGACGAACTGAAGGAGAGCATCGGCGCGGCGTTTATTCCCGTCATGGAGAAACTGCTGCCCTATGTGCTGGACTTTACGACATTCTTGCAAGACAACACCAAGGCGCTGCTTATTGTTGTCGGCGCTATCGCAGCAATGACGGCAGCCATCGTGGCAGCCAATGTCGCCATGAAGGCATACAACGCATTCCAGTTAGTTGTTACCGCTGGCAACGCTGTGCTGGCAGGCTCATTCACCACAGTCTCGCTATCGGCTGGTGTGCTCGCTAAAGGCTTAGGCGTAGTCATGATTACCCTTGCCGCGCTGTACGAGCTGTACCGCGAAGGCCCTCGAGCAATCGCCGAGTTCATGTTGCCGTTTAAGCAGTTTGCAGTCGGCGTGTACAACTCGGTCAAGGTAGTTGCCAACGGCATCAACCAAATTATTAACGCGGCGATCATTGGACTAAACCAACTCATTAACGCGCTCAATGTCATACCGGGTGTGAGCATTGACCTGATCCCGCTCGTGCCAATGCTTGAGTACACAGCCTTACCAACATTAGACGCGATCACTAGCGGCGCATCTGGACGCGGTGGGGCAGCCCGTGAAGGCGGCACAGGCTCTATCGGCTCAAGCCCTATGGCAATGATCGAATCAGCCCTTGTCGCACCAGCCCCAGCTGCTGGCGGCGGCGGCGGTAAGTCCTCAAGCGTCCTAGACCTAAGCAAAAACTATGCAGGCAACCTTGGCGGCAACTACGGCATCACAGGCAACGCAGGCGACTTCTCCAGCCTTTTCGATCAGTTCATGGTTGAGCGCGGCACACCGATCACAGTAAATGTTAACGGCGGTCTAGCCACATCAGCAGACATCGGTCGCGCTGTAGTAAACAGCATTAAAGCCATGAACCGAGTGGACGGCCCAGCACAAATACAGGTCGCCTAATGGCTGCCACGATCGTCCAATCAGGGTCTTACGATCTCAAGATCGCTACAGGCTTCCTTGTGGACGCGTTCACGCTTGACGACCCAGTGAAGGGCGTACTTGACTCGACAGAGTATGTGTTGGACGGCACGACAGAGTTTGCTTCCGTGATCGACGGCGCTACAGGCATCAGTGTGTTCCGTGGACGCAGAGACATCGGCGATCAGTTCACTGCTGGAACGATGAGCTTTGATCTCAACGACACATTTACTGGCGGCATCTTTAACCCATTCGATACACAGTCACCGTATTACGACACCGCTCAGGCTGTGCCGGGTCTAGCACCGATGCGTAAAGTCGTGCTGAGCCGTGAAGGCGAGGAACTGTTCAACGGTTACATCGTTGACTACTCGTACAACTTTAATCTCGGCGGCCTTGACACAGTCAGCGTGGCTTGCGCTGATGACTTTTATCTGCTCAGCCAGACTTACCTAAACGAGTTTAATGTTACCGAGCAACTTGCCAGCGCTCGACTAGTTGCCCTGCTGGCCCTGCCTGAAGTAAATGCGTTTCAGTTGCCAGGGGAGCAAAACATCGAGACCTCAACAATCACGCTTGGCGGTGCAGCTGCGTACACCGTCCCGAACGGAACATCGGTCGCTGCCTACACAGCCAAAATAAACGAGTCGGTACAGGGACGCATCTTTATCTCGCGCGACGGGGTATTCACATTCCAAGACCGCATCGGTAACACGCTCTCAGCATCATCAGCAGACTTCCACGATGACGGCACAGCGATCCCTTACGATAATGTGGGCATCTCGTTTGAGGCTAATCAAGTCATCAACCGCGCATCTGTGCAACACGCTGGCGCGGCAAGCCCAGAGATCGCCGAGGACTTGACATCGCAAGCCACCTACTTTATTCAGACCACCGCCATCTCGGACGCGCTAGTCCACAACGACACAGCAGCCCTTGACCTTGCCAACTACTTGCTCGTAGGCCAGCCAGAGGCGCGCTACACCAATGTGTCGACCCTGTTCGCATCCCTGACCGATGCCCAGCGCGACACCGTGGCAGTCCTCGAGATCGGCAACACAATCACCATAGAAAAGTCATTTACCAGTGGGGTCACAATTACTTCGCTAGCGCAAGAACTAGCGATTGAGGGCATCCAGCACGAGATCGACCTGTCTACAGGCCATCGGATTACCCTGTTTACCTCACCTACCACGCTGGTGTTTGAGCTGATATTGAACGATGCCGTATATGGCACAATCGACACCGAAAATGTCTTAGGATAAGGAGCATTATGGGAGCAAACGCAGTAACCACAGTCCCCGTTTATACGGCAGGCGAAGTCCTGACAGCGGCAGACCTTAACATCACGAATAGCGGCATCCCCGTATTCGCGTCAACTGTTGAACGCGACGCAGCCTTCGGCGGCACAGGCGAAAAAACACTTGCCGAGGGCCAATTTGCTTATCTTGAAACTGGCAATGTGACGCAGTACTACGACGGCGCGGCTTGGCAGTCTGTCGGTGTTACGCCCGGAATAATTCCAATTGTGCCAACTTCGGTGGTTGTCGGTTCGGGTACAGCAACCGTATCTGCAAATGGGCAAGTAACTTTATCGGCCGTAGGTACATCGGTTAGTCTAAACGGTGTTTTTAGTGCAGCTTACAAAAATTACAAAATACTTTATCGATTGACCAGCACAAATAACTGCGATATTAAGACCCGTTTGCGTGTTGCTGGTGTTGATAATTCTGCTTCAGATTATTTAACGAACAAAAATACAGTCGAAGCAAGCGTAAATTATCCGTCCACTGGCGCTGCCGCAACTTCGTGGAACACGCAAGCAACGGGAGATTTAAACAACACTTGTCAAATAGATTTATTTGACCCTTTTGTTGCTGGTATTACTATTGGATTAGCAACAGCAAATCAAAACAGCGCAACAACAAACAGCGATTTTGTTGTCAGTGGTTTATTAAATAAAGCCACAACAAGTTATGATGGAATGACTTTTTTACCAAGTGCTGGAACACAGACAGGGACAATAACCATTTACGGGTACAACCAATGAAAACAGACATAACACCAGCCGACAGCGTTTGCCCAATCTATTTGCAACCTGCCGACCCTGAACAAGTTGCTGCCGACGAAATAGAAGCCGCCGCGCAAGCCGCCGCACAAGCCTCACGCGTCGCCGCACGGCAAGCAGTCCTTGACAAACTTGGACTAACAGCAGATGAAGCCGCCGCGCTCTTGGGCTAAATATGCGGCCCTTGTCTTTATGGTTGCAGTCGTAGCGGCAGTCTTAAATGGATGCGCCAGCACACGAATCAACATTGAGCCGAACAGGTGCTTTACTAGAACGGCTTGCGATGTCGCCAGAGGATAAACACGCACGACTAATTCTGATCGTCGGCATCACACTCTCGATCAGCTTTGCCGCCATTGTCCTCGGCTTCGTTTACGGCCTACTGTTTGTCAACCAGCCGCTCGAGCAAGCCCCTAACGACGCAGCCTTCATAGACCTACTTTCGACCGTTGTCGTGTTCCTCACTGGATCACTCGGCGGCCTATTAGCATCTAACGGAATGAAAAAAGCCAAACAGACAGGGGCAACAAATGAAAGCCAGTGACAAAGCAATGATCTCGACCTACATCAACAGTGCCATTGCAGCAGCAGTAGCGCTCTACATGTCAGGCAACACCGATCCCAACGACCTACTCGGTGCAGCCATCGCAGCTGTAGCACCACTATTCATCGGCTATGTCAACCCAAAAAACAAAGCTTATGGCATCGGCAAAAACCCCGAAGCCTAAAGCACCGACGCTCACTGCCGTCCCAGACAAACTCGAGCGACACTATTACAAACTGGTAATGCCGTCAACGCTTGCCCATGTAACCCCGGGCGAACTACCAGCAGGCCTGCTCGTCGATGTCAAGCCATACGGCAAACTGCACCCATTAGCAGCTGACGCATACATGGCGTTACGCGATGCAGCCTTTGCTGCTGGTGTCAAAACCTTTAAGCCGACATCGGCAGCAGACACCTATCGCAGCATCTCAACACAGACCGCTGGCTTTCTTGCTCGCTACCAGACACAGCCAATCGCAGGCGCATCAACGCGCACATGGAAAGGCAACACTTACTACCTCAAGCCAAACTGTGCGCCAATGGCTGCACCCGGCACGAGCCGTCATAATCTCGGGCTGGCAGTTGACATCAGTGACGCATCGGAAACAGGGCGCATGCAGTTTATGCTTAAGAACATTCAGTCCTACGGCTTTACATGGGAAGTGCAATCCGAGCCATGGCACATCTTTTACTATGTCGGCGACCGTGTTCCAGCCCTTGTGC